TTGGTGGAGGGGAAGACGTCAAAGTCGAACCCACGTCGCACTTCGTCGGATCGGTCGGAAAGTCGCCTTTTTCAACCTGTACCGTTCGCGGTCGTCCGCTTTCATCAATGTAATTATAAGTTATCGTTATATGATCATCATAAACAAAAACGGCCTGGACGAATACGTCAATGATCTTCTTCTGATATGAAGGATCGTTCACGTCCCCGTTTTTGAATTGTTCCAGCCAGAAGATCACCTGGTTCTTTGTCACCTTCGGCGTGATAATTTCTTCCTGGACAACACGCCCTTCAAGGTCCTTCTTTTCTTTTTCAAGTTCAGACAGACGGGCCTGTGTCGATTCTGAAAAGATACCGGCTTCGACAGCCTTGACCAGATTCGCAATAGACTTCTTGACGCCTTCCAGTTCCATTTCAAGAGCGCGAAGAATGCTTCTGTCACGTTCGCGGCCTTGAAGTTCAATCACCTTGTCGGCGATCGCTTCGATCACCTGGTCAACCAGGACGCGACGGACTGTTTCCGTGACAACCAGTTTTTCGATCCAGTCCTTCTTCACAGGCTTCTTGTCACAGCCCTTCCTTCGCTTCGCTGACGCGCATTTATAATAATAATGCTTGCGGCCTTTTGTCTTGCTTGTGCCGCTTTCGCCATTCATATTCGTCCCGCACTTACCACAAAACAACTTCGTCGATAACAAATAGTCCACCTTCCCCGAAGCCCTGGCCGGCGCCCGTTTATTCAGTGTCATTTTTTCCTGAACCCGGTCAAATAGGTCGCGATCTATAATTGAAGGAACGCCGTCTTCGATTACGACGTCATTCCATTTATAAACACCGATATATTTTTCGTTCTTCAAAATTGTATGAAGGCTATTGTGTCCGAAGGCTTTTCCGCGTGAAGTTTTCAGGCCACGACCATTCAAGGCCGTTATGATCTGGGTGACTGTTTCGCCGCTGTCATACCTTTCGAATATTTCTTTCACGATTGCGGCCTGAGGCGGATCAATCAAGAATTCTTTGTTCGGCCCTATCTTATAACCGGCCGCGATATTTCCGCCCGTGACCTGGCATTTCAGGGCGCTTTCTTTCATGCCGCGCTTTATGTTCTGGGCCAGGTTAGCAGAATAATATTCGGCCATGCCTTCCAGCATTGCTTCAAGGATAATCCCTTCCGGGCTGTCCGTTATATTCTCTTTGGCTGAAATGACCTTGACGCCATTCTTTTTCAGCTTCGCCTTATATATCGCGCTGTCGTATCTGTTACGGGCGAAACGGTCCAGCTTCCAGACGATCACCGCTTCAAACTTCCCGCTTTCGCTGTCCGCGATCATACGAAGAAAATCCGGCCGGCGGTCGTTCTTTCCCGTCATTGCATGGTCGCTATAAACGCCAACGATCGTTATTTCATACCTGTCAGCAAATTCGCGGCATTCCCGAAGCTGGCCTTCGATAGACTGTTCCGTCTGATCGCCGCCTGGCGAATACCTGGCATATATAACCGCGTTCATAGCGAATCACCGCGCCCGTTTATTATACTGGCCGCTTTTTCATCAATCATATTTTTGATCTTTTGTTGCGTGAAGGTTATATCTGGCGTCTTCTCTTTTGACCAATCAACGCCTTCTTCTAAAAGCAAGAATAATCTATGTTCCTGTCTGGAAATTGCGTCTTCAATCATAACTTCGTCAACTCGTTCAAATGCTTCCAGTATGTTTATAACCTTCATCAACCTATCCTTCCGGCCTTTTTCCGTTTTAAGTTCCCGGGCTGATAGAATTTCATTTTCTATAACTTTCGGAAGAAGATCGCAAAACAGACCGACGTTGTCAAATTGTTCAGTACAGCCGGAAAACGAAACGATATTTTTTGACGTGCGTTCTACGTCCGAAAACCTATGAAGGAAAGTCTGAATGTTTTTTGTATTTTTCATAATATCAACAGATTCAGAATAAATCTGCTTTTCGCGGTCGATCTGTTGTCTTACAAAAGGATCAATCCTTTTTTTCGTCGACTTCCGATAAGGTTTAATAAAGAATGGTATAATTCCAGGAAAAGCGACGACTAAAAATCCGTATCCGACCGCTAACGTGCCTATTATACAAAACAAAATCCATAAAACACCAACTATACGCAGAGCGTATACGGCGAACCTTTTTACGCTTGCCATTTATACCTCCTTCCAGACCGCTTCGGCGGTCTTTTTTATTTGCCTTCTTCCAGGCTGTAAGCAAAAGCCATTAGGGAAGTTTGCTTCCGAATATCCAGGACATTGAAAATTCGAAGAAGCTCCACTTCTTGATCCCTCAATTCTCTTTCTTCTGTATGACCGTTTTTTACTATCAGAGTTGTCGCACTATTGCCCTGGACAACAGCACTATTTGTTATAAACGAAGCAGAATGGCCGCAAGCTGATTCTTTTCCTGTCAAAAGAAAGTCAAGAGAAACCGAAAAATATTCGGCAATTCGGCAAAGGTGTTCGATCTTTGGGCTATTCCCTTTGTTGATCCAATCGCTAACAGTATTTGGCTTCACGCCTACAAATTGCGCGAGATCGCCCTGTTTCTTTGACTGGGCTTTTAATAGTTCTTTTAAGTTATTTACAAACAAGCAAGACACCTCCTAAAATTATTTCGTTAATTCGGTATAATGTGCTTGACTTGTCGTTGATTCGGTATTATACTATGACTATACCCGGAAAAACGGTATAAGAAAGACGCCCCCTGGAAGCACGAACTTCCGGCGGATCGGTTTATGGTGATAAGCACATTGTAGCAAATGTAAGTATATCACTATACCGAACAAAACGCAAGTGAAAGGAGGTTAAAAAATGGAAAAATATCTGTCTTGCGAAGAAGTAGCAGAAAAGTTCGGCGTTAAGCTGATCACTGTCTGGGCGTGGATTCGTGAAAAGAAACTCCCTGCAATCAAAATCGGGAAAATGTACCGTATCACGCCGAAAGACCTTGAAGAATTCGAAACGTCCAGAAGAACGAAATAAGGAGGAACAACAATGGCACAAATACCAGAACATCAACTTGAACGACTGGCCCTTCCGCTGATCGAAGTCGTGGCTGAATACTTCAAGGACCCGGAAGTCAAAAAACAATTCGAAGCATGGGAGCGCGAACGCGCTAAAAGGAAAGGAGTGAAAGAATGTCAGACTTTGCACAATGCGGCCGTTGTGGGCGCACACTGAAAAACCCGGATTATATCGCGATCGGCTTCGGTAAGATATGCGCCGCGAAAATGGGAATCGCGGTTCCTTCGAAAAAAGTTGTAAAGAAGGACAAGCCAGATCAGAAACAGGCACAAGATGGAAGGCGGCCGCTATGAGAAAAAGGCGGAAGCAAAGACGAACCCTATTCGGCGTGATTGCCTTCTTCATGTTCTTCTTAATGCTTGGAAGCGTCGGAGCCGTCGAATGTGATACGGTCCCGCTTCTGGAAGGAACGATCCGATCCTTCGTCTTCATGGGCTTGTGGGTACTTTTCACATACTTAGCCGGAGGGTTCGAAGAATACGCGGAAAGGAGGACAAGCCATGAAGTACAAGCCGAAGACGCTTTCGCCGGTCCAGGTCGCCAAGGTCGTCAAGGCCCTTCTTCTTCTGGGCGAAGAACATATCACTATTGAATCAATAGAAAAAGACCGCTACGCAATCACCACAAAGCGCAACGGTCCCACTGAAAAAAACTAACTATTCTTAATCTACCACGAAAAAGGAGGAATTACAAGTGTTAAACCTTTATGATACCGAAGCCGTGAAGGCTTTTATCTTCAATATCCTGGTCGAAAATCAGGAATTAAAACAGCAAGCCGCAAACAGTCAGTCTTCTTCTGATATGTGGTTCAAGGACTACCAAAAGCAAAAAGAGCGCGCCGAACAGGCCGAAGCAAAGGTCGCAGAACTGGAATCCGTGGCTGACACCCTGGCGATCGAGAGAGATAACGCCCTGGCAAAGCTGGAAGGGGGCGCTGAATAATGATCATTACCAACAATATGAACCTTCCTTCCCCTTTTGTCAGCCTGGCCCAGCGCGACTATGTATTCGAACCGAACGAATACCGCGTGACTTCTCTTTTGAAAGGTGTCAGGGAAACGATCCTGGAACGCCGCCACGACAAAGAGATCGAACGCGACGTTTCGGACATGGTCTGGCTTCTGTTTGGGACGGCCGTTCACGGTATCCTTGAAAAGCACCAGGAAGCCGGCCACGAATTAAAGGAAGAACGAATCAAGGTTCCCTTCTGTAATTATATTCTGTCCGGACAATTCGATCTTTATTCAGACGAAACGAAAATTGTTACAGATTATAAGACCGCTTCTGTCTGGAAGATCATCTTCGGGGACTTTGAAGACTGGCGACGCCAGACGCTGATCTATTGCTATATGCTTCGAAAGATTGGATTCGACGCCCAGGGTGGCGAGATCGTCGCATTCCTGAAAGACCATAGCAAGCGCGACGCAAAGATCAAAGCTGACTATCCGAAATTTCCGGTCCATACCGTGAAATTCAAATTCACAGAAGCCGACTTCGTTGAATGCGAAGAATGGCTGACAGCAAGATTCGCAGAGGTCGCAGAAGCTGAAAAGCTGGCCGACGAAGACCTTCCGATCTGTACGCCGGAAGAACGCTTCAACAGCGGCGACAAATTCGCAGTCATGAAGAAAGGCCGCAAGACAGCCCTTCGCGTACTGGATAGCATGGAAGAAGCTGAAAAGTGGAAATCGGACAACAGCGGCGACGAAATTCAGGTCCGCCCAGGCGAAGACAAGAAATGCGCTGATTATTGTTCCGCTTGCGAATTCTGCAATTACTACCTTGAAAGGAGGTCGGCGGAAAATGCCGGAAATGAAACAGTTTGAAATTCCATTACTGACAGCCCAGGACGTTGAGTGTCGCGTTCAAAGTGTCAGCAAGAACAAATCTGGCCGTGTCGGCGCCGTCCTTCTGATCTACAAAGACGCCCGTGTCGATATGCGAATTCTTGACCAGGTCTTCGGCCCTGGCAACTGGCAAAGGACCCACGAAGTAATCAACGGCAATCTGTTCTGCAATATTGACGTGTGGGACGAAGAAAAGAAAACCTGGGTCAGAAAACAGGACGTTGGCGTCGAGAGCAACACCGAAAAGGAAAAAGGACAGGCTTCGGACGCATTCAAGCGCGCCGGATTCAACGTCGGAATCGGCCGCGAACTATACACCGGACCCTTCATCTATGTCGAACTTGGTGATTCGGAGTATTACAGCGAAAAGCAAGGAGCGAAAGACATTTACAGGTGTTATCCGAACACCAGGTTCGAAGTGTCACATATCGGATACAACGACAGGCGTGAAATATCCGAACTGGTCATTATGGATCGTTCGGGGACAGTCCGCTTCAATATGACAGGCAAGTCAGAAGGACCGCCAAAATCGACCACAGGAGCGCGAAACGGGTCTGGCAATACAAACACCCAGGCAACAAGCCAAACGGCGCACACAGCCAAACAGGGCGCGTCCAGCGGTGGCGCTGTGTGTCCTGAATGCGGCGGACCTATTTCAGAAGCTGAACAGGGTTATTCCATGAAGAAGTTCGGGCGCGAACTGTGTCGTTCGTGCCAGAAGAAAGCGTGAGGGGGTGAAATGGAATGCCGAACAGGATCATAAAAGAATCCATTTGCACGTCCGAAGAACTGGCGAATATATCCCCGGAAGCGGAAGTCCTGTTTTATCGGCTGATTGTTAAGGCGGACGACTTCGGCCTGTTTCACGGAAACCCGAAGATCATAATCGGAAGTTGCTTTCCCCTATCGTTCCCGAAGGAATCAAAAGTTCAGTCCTGGCTTGATGAACTGTGCCGCGCCGGATTAGTCGCAACATACACCGCAGACGACGGAAAAAAGTATCTGAAACTTCTTTCGTGGGACAAGCACCAGCAACGGAGAGCGTCAAAAAGCAAGTTTCCGCTTCCTGTTTCATTTGATAGCACTTGCAAGCAAAAGAAATCAGATGCGCGTGATAACACTTGCAATCAAATGTTAGCAAATGTCCCCGTAAACGAGAACGAGAACGTAAACGAGGAACGAGAAACGAAAACGAAACCGGGCGTAAAAGACGCCGGTGTGGTGGACGGGTTTGATCTTTTCTGGTCAGTGTATCCGAAACGGGTCGGAAAGAAAGACGCGATCAAAGCCTGGGGACAGATAAAGCCTGATGAAGAAACGACAGCCGCAATCGTGGAAGGCGTCGAGCGCTGGAACAAATCTGATCAATGGACCAAAGAAGGCGGACAGTACATTCCATATCCAGCCACATTCCTTCGCGGTGAACGCTGGAATGATGAATGTCAGCCGGCGATCGTCAAGAAGGCCACAGCCGAAAAGAATTACGACGACGACGAAGACTTCTTGAAGGGGTGATCGCATGGAACCATTAGGAAATGCCATATTTGACAGTCTGGCGGCTAAAAGCCTGAACAACTACGAAGAAGGCGACTACACTGACGGCGAAGGATTCCTTGTTTGCGGAAAATGTCACACGCGGAAGCAATTTGAAATTACGCTTCCAGAAAGCTTCGGACAGAAAAAAGTCAGACGCGTCGGCGTGGCTTGTAAATGCAGACAGGAAGAAATCGCAAAAGAAAAAGCTGATCGAGAACGCAAAGAATTTCACCAGCGAATGTCTATGTTACAGAAAGACGGGATAACCGATCCAGCATATCTTCAATACACTTTCGACCAGGACGACAAGAGAAATCCGGAAGTATCGCAAGTATGCCGGAAGTACGTCGAGAACTGGGAGGAAATGAAAAAGGACAATATCGGAATTCTGTTTTATGGCGGCGTCGGAACCGGAAAGTCATTCCTGGCCTGTTGCATAGCGAACGCCCTTCTTGAAAAGCTGGTGTCGGTCAGTGTGACGAACTTCCCCCGAATCCTGAACAGGCTTCAAGGCTTCGACGAAGAACGCCAGGCGTTCATTGACAAGTTACAGCGTTATAAATTGCTGGTCATTGACGATCTTGGCGTCGAGCGGGACACGTCCTATTCCGTGGAACAGGTCTTCAACGTCGTTGATACCAGGTCAAGGTCCGGAATGCCACTGATCGTCACGACGAACCTATCCATGGAAGACCTAAAGAACCCGCCTTCCCTGGCACATTCGCGAACATATGACCGCGTCCTGGGAATGTGTCAGATCCGGCTGAAACTGGTCGGCGATTCCAGGCGAACAGGGAACGCGATAGATCGAAGAGATAAGGCCAGGAAGCTTCTTGGCCTGGAATGAAAGGAAGTGAAGTCTTGCGCTGTAAATTCACTGTTCCGGGCCTATTGCCCGGACTGAATGAGTACATAGACGCAGAACGCGGCAAAAAAGGCAAATACAAGGCGGCGTCTATGAAGAAACAGGCCGAACACGTTATCGGCTACATGATAAAAACACAGCTTCGCGGCGTCACGTTTTCAGGTCCGGTCGTTATCCATTACACATGGGTTGAACCGAACAGGCGACGCGACAAAGACAATATCGCGTTTGCGAAGAAGTTCGTCCAGGACAGCCTTGTCCACATGGGCGTCCTACAAAATGACGGCTGGAAGCATATTGAATATTTCACCGATTCCTTCGCTGTGGACCCGAAAAACCCACGCGTCGAAGTCGTGATCGAAGATTATGAAGGAGGAAAACAAAATGGCAGTAAAAACAAAAATTAAGGACCTGGCTATCGGGTCAGAGTTTAACGCGGGACCGGCTACACTTCGGATATTGGAACACTTCACAGACGGGACGACACTTGTTATCACGGCCGAATCAATCGGCGACAGACCTTTCAACCTGTTCCCGCTTTTATACGAGCGCCCGGAAGGTTTTAATCTGAACGACTGGCGAAACAGCACAATTCGAAAAGACCTGAACGAAAACTTCATGTCGGCATTGAGGGCGGCCGGAAAGATCAACACAGACAGGATCGTTTCCACTGAATGGGACCTTTCGGATCACCAGGGCGGCGCCGGATATGGGACAAGCCAGGACAAGATCGGTCTTCTATCCCAGAAGCAATTTGAAAAGTACGCCGAACAGGACCTTCTTGAACTTGACGACTGGTGGTGGCTGATAACCCCGCGCGCCGGCTATTCGTACGACGCGCGGCTTGTCTACACGGACGGCAGCCTCTACTACCACGGCGCGTACGATGGCTACTATGGCGTTCGGCCGGCTTTCCGGCTGGAATCTGGAATCGAAATTGTCCTGGAAGAAGACGAAGTCAATCTTTCTGATTCTGTCGAAGAACTATTCAGGCGCACAGATCGGAACGAAGCGCTTTCAGGCACGGAGGGCGACGAAGATGAAGACGACGACTTTTAACTTAAAGGCGGCCGTCGAAGAAAGGATCGGGGCTGAAATATGCCCCGCCTTCTTTGAAAAGGCCGAGAGATACGCAAGGCGAAAGCTGGAATTCATCAACGAGCGCGCCGGTCGTACATACGGCGAAGACGGTTACGGCGACGAATACCTTGTCATCCTAACCGAAGAAATGATCGGACAGTTAGCTTTTTCTGAATACACGTTCCTTCGGTCAATGGAAATCATGGCCGCCAGGGCCGCCCAGGAAGGTGGCGCTGATGAATAGACGAACTAAAATCACTTTGGTCGTTTTCGTGCTGATCATGGCCGCCACTTTTCTTTCTGGATTGCCAAAAGAGCCGGAAGAAACCGAAGTCATGGCAACGACAGAAAAACCACAGGTCCAGGAATTAAGGATCGCAGAAAAACCAGAACCACAAGAACCGGAATGGATCGAAGTTGAAGCGACGGCTTATTGTCCTTGTGAAAAATGTTGCGGCAAATGGGCGCTGAATCGCCCGGACGGGATCGTCTACACAGCAAGCGGAGCAATCGCCCAGGAAGGCGTCACGATAGCCGCTGACTGGTCCGTCTTCCCCGTCGGAACGGTAGTCTTCATAGAAGGATACGGAACGCGAACCGTCCAGGACAAAGGCGCCGCTGTCAAAGGAAACGCGATCGACATTTATTTCGAATCACACGAAGAAGCCCTTCAATTTGGCCGACAAACAGTCAAATTATACGTTGTGGAGGTGACAAAATGAGCGAAGAAATGATCAAGAGGATAAAAGATCGAATAGCCTATCACGCGGACGAAAAGAAGTTCAGGTTCGAAATCGGGAAAGGCGTGATCGACTACCTGGCGCGCGACATTCTGGCGGACTTGAAAACGCTTGGCGGAATATTCCCTCCTGTGACCATTGGCGGGAAGGTTTATATTATACGTCGAAGAAAGGTAAAGGAAGGAACCGTCCAGTACATAGGGATCGGCGACTGTATCTATTTCAACGCACTGTTTGGCGATATAAGCAAAAACTTTTTCATGCTTCAACTTACAGAAAAAGACATTGGTAGAATTGTATTCCTGACGCCAGAGGACGCAGAAAGGAGCCTGGAAGAATGAAAAATCTGAACTACTTAAACAAGTATAGACAAGACGTTCGACATATATTCGGGAATAATGGCGACGAACACAACGGGGCCTTCAAGGTCTTCGTGAACGGACGGTCCTTCTATGTGATAGCAAGCAACGGCGGCGCCTGGGAACACGTCAGCGTCACGCCTTGCAATCAGAAGCGGAAAACCTGTCCGACGTGGGAAGAAATGTGCCAGATCAAAGCTATGTTCTTTGAACCGGAAGAAACGGTCGTTCAGTATCACCCGCCCGAAAGCGAATACGTCAACAATCACGAATATTGTTTACACCTATGGCGCCCGATCGGACAGACCGTTCCGACACCGCCGAAAAACTTTGTATAAGAAAGGGAAAAACCATGAATATTTCGGAACTTATCCACAAAGCACACAAAACAGCAAAGGAACACGGCTTCTGGGAGCCGGCGCCAGAGTTTGGGACCACGATCGCACTTATCCACAGCGAACTTTCCGAAGCCCTGGAAGAAATGAGAGCCGGAAACAGGATTAGGCCAGGACAACCCGTCCCTATGGTTTATTATAGCGGCGGCGGATATGTCGCAAGCGCGCCGACTAAATGTTCTAAAAAGCCCGAAGGCGTGGCTGTGGAATTGGCGGACGCCGTGATCAGGATCGCGGACCTTTGCGGACACCTGGGGATTGATCTTGAAAAAGTAATAGCTGAAAAAATGGCCTACAACGAAACCCGTCCATATAAACACGGGAAACAGTTTTAAGACCCCACCAGGACGCCCAGGACGGCCCAGGAGCGACGCAAATGTCGCAATGGTACGTTTACCACTCCAAAGGTACAACGGGGCTAAAATGGGCCGAAATTCAAGCCATACAATTATAAATACATGTTAGGAGGAATCACATGAATCAATGTCAGCTTATGGGACGCCTTGTAAGGGACCCAGAACTACGATATACACAAAGCGGAACAGCCGTTGCTTCGTTCACGATCGCCATTGACAGGCGTTTCAACAGGGACAAAGCCGACTTCATAAAGGTCATAGCTTGGAGGAACACGGCCGAATTTTGCGCGAAGCATTTCGTGAAAGGATCAAAAATCGCCCTGGTCGGAAGCATACAGACCCGCACCTGGGAAGACGACGACGGGAAGAAACACGGGGCCGTCGAGGTCATAGCCGATTCAGTTTACTTCGCGGATTCAAGGAAGTCAGACGGGCAATCCGGAAGCCCTGTCGAAGACGCAATCGCGAACGGAGACTTCATACCTGTCGACGGGGAAGATGATGATCTTCCGTTCTGATCTGGTGAACATTCCGGCGAAGGGAGGGAAGCGACGTGGCCGCAGAAGAAAGAATCCGGAAAAACATAGAAGACATACTTCAAAATCACACGCAAGAGATCAGGACGATAGAATATCAGATCGACGCAGAAAAATCCGCACTGGAAGCAGACCTGGAAGAAATACGGGCCAGGGTCTTTCCGTCGGTGAGATATGACACGATCCGCGTTCAGTCTTCCAACGACCCAGACGCAAAAATGATCCGAATGATGGAAGCCATAGAGCGGCGCCAAAAGAGATCAGAAAGGGCAATCGCACCACTGGAAGAAAGAAAGCGCCAGATCGAAACAGTCTATCAACACGTTCTTTGTCTGGACGCAAAATCAAAGTGTGTCCTTCTTACCCTCTATTATCCGAAACGTACATACGAAGAAGCGGCCGAAGCCCTGGAAGTTGACGTTTCCACGATAGCCAGAAGAAGAAACGCGGCGATCGCTTCCCTGGTGAACAGATTGAAAATGAGTGAGAACGAAAGCCTTCACCGTAAGACTGGAAAAGCCGTTAGAATTTGATTGCAAGTGATTGCAAGTGTACGCCATTGTTTATATGTTTATCATGCCTTAAAGTAGTATGTGGGGAATAGCCCATTCCCCCCTCCTTTTTCATAAAGGACACGGAAAAAGACGTCAATTTCAGGCGTCTTTTTTCTGTTGTCCGGTTATTTTATCGCTCAAAAGAAAGGTCGGTGATGAATCGTGGCATTGACGAAGAAACAAAAAGTCTTCTGTGAAGAATACCTGATTGATCTAAACGCCACACAGGCGGCGATTCGCGCCGGTTATAGCGTTGAAAGCGCGGGATCAATAGGAAGTGAAAACCTTGAAAAACCTGAAATTCGCGCGCGTATAGATGAAGCCCTGGCCGAGAGATCGAAAAGGACTGGGATCAACGCTGACCGCGTCCTTCGTGAGATCGCCAGGATCGCATTCGTGAACGCGGCTGACGTCATTAACTTCGATAGCGCGACAATATCAGAAAGCGCTTCCGAAGACGACACAGCGGCGATCGCTTCCGTAAAGGTCAAGACTATTCCAACAGCAGACGGCGAAGGCGTTGAAAGAGAAATCCGCCTGGCTGATAAGCTGAAAGCCCTTGAACTATGCGGAAAACACCTGGGAATGTTCAAGGATAACCCGGAAGCGAATATCCCTGTTACGGTGGTGATCAACTATGACTATGGCGGCGAAGATTGAAGTCAGGTCGGCGGCACAGTTTAACCCTGTATTCCGTAACGTAAACGAAAGCCGTGCCAGATACCGGATATTAAAAGGATCAGCCGGTTCAGGGAAGTCGGTAAATATCGCCCAGGACTATATCGCGAAGCTGTCCGATCCGGCCTATGCCGGCGCGAACCTTCTTGTCGTTCGTAAGATCGAAGAAACGAACCGCGACAGTACCTTCGCAGAATTACAAGCGGCCATTTATAGAATGTTTGGCCAGTATGCGGACCAATTCTGGAAGGTGAACCTGAATCCCCTTGCCCTGGAATGCAGAATCACAGGAAACAAGGTCATATTTCGCGGCGTCAAGGACCAAAGACAACGCGAGAAGGTGAAATCAATTACATTCAAACGCGGGAAACTGGTGTGGATATGGATTGAGGAAGCCACAGAACTTCTTTCCGAAGATATTGACATTCTGGACGACCGTCTTCGTGGTAATCTGGACGATCTAAACCCGAATCTGTTCTATCAGATCACAATGACCTTCAACCCTGTCAGCGCTACGCACTGGATCAAGGGACGATATTTCGACAAGAAGGATTCGGACGTTCTGACGCACCATTCCACATATAAGGCGAACCGCTTCATTGACGCCGGTTATTTCCGTCGTATGGAGCGCAGAGCCACGGAAGACCCGGAAGGCTATCGCGTCTATGGCCTGGGCGAATGGGGCGAACTTGGCGGCCTGATCATTACGAATTTTGAAGTCCATACCTTCCCCACTACGCGCGAAAACTTCGACGCGTTTTATTATGGCCAGGACTTCGGATTCAACCACGCGAACGCGATCCTGGGCGTCGGACAAAAGGACGGCGAACTGTATATCTGTTCGGAAGTCTATTGCTTCGAAAAGGACACGGAAGAAATTATCAGCCTGGCCAGGACGGCAAAGGTTGATCACCGCGTGGAAATGTTTTGCGATTCGGCAGAGCCAGACAGAATCAAGACCTGGCAGAAAGCCGGATTCAGGGCCTATCCCGTGAAAAAGGAACAGGGAAGCGTCAAAGCACAGATCGACTTCCTAAAAGGCCGCAAGATACACATTCACCCTTCTTGCGTGAACACTTTGAAAGAGATTCAACAATGGAAGTGGAAAAAGGACCCGACTTCGGGCCTGTATATAGACGAACCAGTCGAATTCATGGACGACGCAATGGCGGCCCTTCGTTATTCCGTCGAAAGAATCCGTCGCGGTTCATCAATCGAAGTCTTAAAGTGAGGTGTAAAGAATGTTTGACTTATCCGTCATGGATCGGATCAATATGATCCTGAATGACCCAACAAAAACGACTATGTCACTGGCCCAGATCGTCGGCGAAGAAATAAAAGAATTCAAGAGTTCTGAACAGTACAAGATCATGGTCGAAGCTGAACAGTATTACAGGAACAGGTCAGACGTCCAGAGGAAAACAAACGACGTCGCCAATCGTTCGAATACGAAGATTGAACACCCGATCCTGAAAAAGCTGGTAGACCAGAAAGCGAACTATCTTCTTTCGAAGCCCTGGTCCGTTGATACTGGTAATAAGAAATACGGCGACGCCCTGAACGACGTCTTCGATCCTACGTTCAGGCGCAAGATCAAGAGCCTGGGAAAAGGCGCTGTCAAGTCCGGCATTGCATGGATACAGCCCTATTTTGACAATGGGAAACTGGCCTTCATGCGCGTTCCTTCGACTGAACTAATCCCGCTATGGCGTGACGCAGAAAGAACCAAAATGGACGCCTTCATTCGCTTCTATGACCAAATCATTTATATCGGGAACAGGAAGCAGACGATCACACACGCGGAATTCTGGTTTTCTGGCGGCGTGAAGTGGTTCAAGACTGACGGGTTCGGCGGAACTGGATCGGCAGACTTCCACGTCGACAAGGATCACGGCGACGAATCGAACGACTACACGGAAAGCCACTTCGTCGTCGGAAATAAGGCTTATAACTGGGAAGAAGTCCCTATCGCCTGGCTGAAATACAACGAAGAAGAACTTCCCCTTTGTTACTTCATCAAAGACCTGGTTGACGATATAAACTGGCAGACGTCAGTAACGGCCGACGTTCTTCGTGACGTGGCAAAATTCATCTATATCCTGAAAAACTACGGTGGCCAGGACCTGGGCGAATTTATCCGCGATCTAAAAGAACACCTGGCGATCAAAGTCACGTCTGACGGTGGCGTTGATAAATTACAGGCCGATCTGAATATTGACGCCGTCATGGCCTTCCTGGACAAACAGCGCCGGGACGTGTTCGACTTCGCTTCCGCTGTCGACACAAAGGACCCAGACCTGGGGAATGCTTCCGGAACGGCAATCAATTTCCGATACATGGACCTTGACGCAGACTGTGTATCCCTGGGGAACGAATTGAAGGACACATTCCAGCGCTTGAAACTGTTCATTGACGTCTATTTCCAGTTAACCGGGAAAGGCGACTTCACGAAGGAACAGTTCGACGTTATATTCAACGTGGATATGCCTGTCAACGAAACCGACGTGATCAGCAACGTCCGCAACAGCGAAGGGATCATTTCGAAGCGCACACAGCTTCAAAATCACCCGTGGGTTCAGGACGTCGAAGAAGAACTGACCTGGATAGACGAAGAAAAGAAAAAGGCTATGGAGGAATTCGGGAACGGCCTATTCGACGAAGCACTGGGCGCCAATGCCGGAGCCAATAAAGGCGATAACGGGAACGGCGGTGGTATAAATGACGAACAGTAAAGAATACTGGTTACAGCGCGCCCTGACGCGCGAAAATGAAGCCTATCTTCGCGGGGCTGGTCTGTCGCTGAAAACCTTCATGGAATATGAAAGAGCCGCGAAGGCTATCAGGAAGGAAGTCAACGACTTCTATTCCAGGTATGCCGGCAAGTATGGCCTGACTTATGAACAGGCTGTCAAGTTTCTAAATCAAAAGGAATTCCAGGAATGGAAGGCAAGCCTGGCGGAATACGTCACCAGGATCGCACAGGAACCCGATCCGCGCGTTAAGTCGCTATTGACAGCACAGCTTGACGCGTTGTCGACAAACAGTTCTATAACGCGCCTGGAAGCCCTACACAGCCAGATCGACATGATCCTGAACGACCTATTCACAAAGGGCGTCCAACAGATGAAAGCGGAATTCGGCGAAAACTTCACCGAAAGCTATTATCACAAGGTTTTTGATCTACAAAGCCGCGCTGGATTCCTGAATGAATTCGCAAAGATTAACGCCGGCATGATTGAAAGCGTTGTTTCTTACCCCTGGTCCGGCGCCATGTTTTCGGATCGGCTGTGGCAGAACAAACAGGCCCTTCTGTTTCATCTTCGGGAGATCACGACCCAGGGATTGATCCAGGGAAAAGGTGTCGTTATTATGGCGAAGGAAATGTCCGACAAAATGGGCCAGTCCTACAAGAACGCTGAACGGCTTATCAGAACGGAAACGAACCATATTCACAACGAAGCCGAAAAGGCCGCTTACAGGGCCGCCGGCGTCAAAGAATATGAATACGTCGCGACGCTGGACAGCCGCACAAGTGAAATTTGCGCCAGTCTGGACGGGAAACACTTCCCCCTTTCGCAAGCAAGGCCAGGAACAAACTTCCCGCCTATGCACCCGAATTGCAGATCGACAACTGTCGAATATGATCCAGACGACGAAATGGACTGGTTCAATTCAGGAAAGACAATGCCGAAGAACATGACCTATTCAGAGTGGGCCGAAGCTAACGGCATAAAGCGAAAGAAATCATCTGATAGCAAAAGAAATCAAGTGATTACTGTTGATTGAACGCCTTCACTGGCGTTTTTTCATAAACAAAATACGCCGTATCCGTCCGGCGAACAGACGGAGCCGCAAAGCGTGTGGAAGTCACGTTAAAAATAGCGGAACGAAAGGAGCCAATCATGATCCACGAAAGTATCAAAACTATTCTGGGGGAAGACCTGGCGAACCAGGTCGAAACAGCGTTGAAAGGCAAGGGCAAAGACGGAAAGGACGTCGATCTGGTGGTCGGCAATGACGGAACGTTCGTCCCGGCTGATAAGTTCGACGCCGTGAAGACACAGTCCACAAGCGCAGAAAAAGCGCTGAAAGCCGCCGCTGACGCCTTGAAAGCGATCGGTGGTTCTGGTGATCCCGCAAAGATCGCCGACGACGTGAAGACCGCCCAGGAAACGATCAGCACCCTTCAAACGAACCACACGACAGAGATCAAGAAAATCCAGAAGAACACAGCGTTAAAAATGGCGCTTGCTGGCCAGGCACACGACCCGGCCGACATCATTTCCCTTCTGGACCTTGACAAAATCGACGTGGACGATTCCGGGACCTTAAAGACAGACCTTGACGGCTTCCTGAAACCTATCAAGGAAAGCAAGGCCTATCTTTTCAAGGCGCCGGATCAGAATCCCGGCATCAAGGGAGCAAAACCCGCCGAACCCGGCAATCCACCGGCAAAAGCCGCGCCGGAAGGCCCTGTTATCTTCTAAGAACAACTACTTTTGAAAAAAGAAAGGATTGATTAACAATGGCAAGAACAAAAGCAATTTCCTTGATCCAGTCCGGTTCGACTAAAGTCGATCTGAAAGAAATTTCCGGTCTTGTGATCGAAAATATCCAGAAGGAAACATTGTCCAGTGGCTTGAAGTCCCAGGCCTACACTGGAAACCCCGCCGCTGGTTCTGTTGAATTCAAGAGATTCAAGAACAGCGCTTCGAAGGCATACGGAACAGCAAGAACCGCCGGAGCCGGTGACAAACTGACCGTTCCGCCTACTACTGTAAACCTTGACCAGCACAGAGAGATCGTTGAAGAAGCCGCGAAGTTCGACCTTGACACTTTCGGCGTCGGAAACATCATGGCCAGACGTGCAGACAACCACGTCGACACTGTTGTCGCAGAACTTGACGAAGCATTCTTCCAGACTGGCGTTATTTCTGGCGTATCCTATGAACCCGCTTCTGGTATGGATACGATTGAAAAGAAACTGGAAGACATGATCCAGAAACTTGAAACCGTGAAGAACGACTATGTCAGAGGTATTCCGAGAAGCATTATGCGTCTTGTGTGTTCCCCTTCTTTCTACGGTGAAATCAGAAACTATCTGGATAAGAGCGCGAACAACGCAAACGTTGACACAGCGGCCGAAGACTTCGCGATCTTCCACGGCGTCAGAACTTATTCCAGCGTTTACCTTCCTAACGGAATTGACGCGGTTCTGATGATCGAAGGCGCGATCGCACAGCCTGTCGTGACTTATCCTTACAAGGACCCTGAAAAGATTCCTCTTTCCAATGACTACGGCGTGGCTATGTTCTACGACTACGGAACAAAGGCCCTTACCCCTGACCTGATCTTCTTCTATGAGAAGGGCGCCGGCACTCTTGGAACCTTGACCGTGGCTTCCGCTGACGCAGACGCGGCCGGAAACACAATCATTACCGTCGCAGAAGTGGCGCTTCCTGGACGTAAGCTGGTTTATAAGACCGCTACTACTACCGCGCCGGCCGTCGCTTATAACGACGTTCTGACCACTGGCTGGACCGATCTTCCCGCTTCTGGTGAAATCGCGGCAACTAACGGCCACAAGATCACCGTTGCAGAAGTCGACGTCGACGACAACAAGGCGAAGAAGGCTGGAAACGCGACTATCGTTGTTGCATAATCGGCTATTGAAAGGCGGTGAACGGCATGTTAGACCAGTTACTTCAAGCCCTGGAAGGCATGGGGATAGACCAAAACGAAGCCCTTCGAATCCTCATGTCTTCGAACGACAGGCTGGCGAAGGTCAAATTGCTTCTTGGTATCACCACGACAGACCAGGACGAAATCCTTCTGTTCGTCATTCAGACGATCGAAGACCAGGTTCTTTCGTACATCAACCAGGAAGCACTTCCAGCGCCGCTTGAAAGGGTCCTGGTAGTCATGGCCGTCAGCTATTACAAAGCCGCCGGTCTTGGCAATACACAGGCCGCCGTCGGTCCGGTGGCGTCCGTGAAGCGTGGTGACGTTTCGACGTCATTCGCCAATGCTTCCGGCGCTTCCGGATCGGCCCAGACCTTTAACTTGGGCGAAGATAGCGGCGAACTATTCGGCTGGAAGACAGTCCTGAATGAATATCGAAAATTAAGGTGGTGATCAGACATGGGATTCGGAAACACTTCCGCTGAACGGGCGGCCATAGAACGAACCTATGAAGACACCGCCGAGGTATCAAGAACAGTGCCACAGACAGGAGCGAACAACATTACGAAGTCCGTTCCTTCTGTGGTTTATTCTGCTATCATTTGCGCGCTTTCACAATCAGGTTCCGACAAAAGCCAGCAAACGGAAGCGCAAAACAGAATTGACTATGACGCAGTAATATTCGCCGGCCCTGATCTATTGATCCGCCCAGGCGATCGCATATCACTAAAAAGGTTCGGCCGGAACAACCCGGAAAGTCCTATCGTCTACGAATTTGAAGTCGTGGGACGGCCTTCTGTGTATGCGACACACCAGGAAATCAAGGTGAAGGACGGTGATCTGTCGTGAGTGTTGACAACAGCGGGATGATCGAATTCCAGCGCCAGCTTGAAGCGTTGAAAAACGACATTCCTGACATCATGGAAGAACTGATCGTCGGCGAAGGCGTCTATGCCGTGAAACAGGCGAAGCTGATCTGTAAGAACGACCGCCCTGACATTGTCAACAATGGCGATTATAGAAACAACTTCCACGCCGGGAACAAGGCGCTGACGCACAGCAACAACAACGATCACGACGGAAGCAAGCCGCAGAGGACAGGCAAGGCGTACAGAATCGACGTCTATAATAACCTGGACTATGCGAAGCCCCTTGAATATGGGTTCAGAAGTCACTTTGTACCCGGTCACTGGGACGGCCGAACCTTCGTCTATCAACGAAACGATCCGGAAGGCGGAATGTACGTCGGGCCATATAAAGGCTATGTCCGTGGTCACTTCACGCTTCGCAGAGCAATAAAGCGAACGAAGGACACCCAGGACGCACGACTGAACCGAAAAATCAACCGGATCATAAAAGAAAGGCTGACGCCTGGCGGGTCCGGTTAAGGAGGAATGCGAATGACAGTGAATAACTTCATAGAAGCCATTGCTTCAAAACTGGCCGAACTGTGGCCAGACAGGAAGGTCTTCGTCGATAAGATTCCAAAGGACGCAGACGGGAACTTCTTCGTCGGAACCATAGAAACAGGCCAGGATAAGAAACTGGGCCGCCGAAGAACAAGGTCATATCAGTTCGAAGTCCTCTATTTCTTGAAGACTAATGACAACATGGTCTTTAACGCCTGGGCTGAATCCATGTTCGACAATTTTGAAGCCCTGGACGTCGTCGAGAGCGGCGAACAGACCCGAAGGGTTATCCTATCGGGCCACGAAGCCAGGAAAGACGAAGCCGGGGTCTTTCAATTCGTTTTCGACGCTGACTTCCATATCGTCATAGCACCGGAAGCGTACGATCCTATGGAAAGCCTTGAACAGAAGGAGGAATTGAAATAATGGCAACCAAAAAGAAAACAGCCGCCACGGTAGACCAGCCGAAAGCGGCTGAACCTAAATTCACGAAGGAACAACTGGTCAAAAGTAAGGCTTTCAGCCAGCACAAGGACACCCTGAACGCTATCCTGGAAGCCGGCAAAACGTACACGAAAGAACAGGTCGAAAGGCTTGTTTCTGAATTTCTTGAAAGAAAGGTGTGATTCTAAATGGCCCCTATCGGTGGTGGTACTTTTACAGTACAAAATAAAATCCTTCCCGGCGCTTATATCAATTTCGTAAGCCTGGGAAGCACGGCCAGACTTGGATCGCGTGGCATTGTAGCCCTTCCCCTTGAACTGAACTGGGGACCTGAAAACGAGGTCTTTTCAGTGACGGCGGAGGACTTCAACAAAACGGCGATCGACGTCTTCGGCTATGATCCTACGTCCGCCCCCCTTCTTCTGGTCAGGGAAGCGCTGAAACGCGCGAAGAACCTTCTTGTCTACCGTGTGAATTCCGGTGGCGATAAGGCGACGAAGACGATCGGAGGAATGGCGGTAACGGCTAAATATGGCGGAACCAGAGGAAACGACATTCGTGTCGCTATCCTTACAAACGCAGACGACGCCCTGAAAGTTGACGTCGTGACCTATCTTGACGGAATGGAAGTCGATTCCCAGACCGTCGTTGCAAGCACCGGATCGGCAAATCTGGTCGACAATAAGTTCGTGACCTTCGGATCGGCTGAAACGCTTACGGCGGCAACTGCAACAGCATTGACCGGCGGAACGAACGGCACAGCGAACGGCGCGGCTTATGCGGCCTTCCTGAACGCGATTGAGGTCGAAACCTTCAACGTGATCGGATATCCTGGCACAGACGAAACGATCAAGGCCCTTTTCGTGGCGTTCGTTAAGCGCTTGCGCTATGACGAAGGAAAGAAAATCGTCGGCGTCCTCTACCAGTACGACAGCGACGACATGGGCTTGATCAACGTCAAGAACGGCGTCCTTCTTTCTGACGGAACCACAATCACAGGCGACAAGGCTGTCGCGTGGGTCGCCGGGGCTTCCGCTGGCGCAGAAGTCAACCAATCCCTGACCAATACCGCGTATGACGGAGCTGTTGACGTCAATATCAAGTACACAAAAAGCCAGTTCGAAGCGGCGATCCAGGCTGGCGAATTCGTCTTCTATGCCGATAATGGAAAGGCCCGTGTCTTGACGGACATCAACAGCCTTGTAACTTTCGGCGAAGGCGTATCCGAAGACTGGACTTCGAACCGTGTTGTCCGCGTCATGGACGGCTGGGCGAACGACGTCGCAAGAATCTTCGGCGAAAGTTATATCGGACTTGTCACAAACAGCGACACAGGCCGCCAGCTTTTTAAGGCTGACCTTGTTTCCCTTGCTACGCAGTACCAGGCAATCGACGCGATCAGTAATTTCGAAAGCGCTGATATTACCATTCAACAGGGCGTCGGAAAGCGTGACGTCGCTGTGGCTTGCGCGTTACAACCGAACGACAGCATGGAAAAGCTATATATGACCGTTACGGTCAACTAATGGAAGGAGTGAACCGAAATGAAAACCTTGAACGCACCGGATACTATTTCCGGCAAGGAAGGCAGAGCATACGCGAAGATCAACGGAAACAATGAAGAATTGTTTTTCGCAAAGTCGATCGAAGCGAACGTCGATAAAAGCAAGTCCGAAGTCAAGTCGATCGGTAAGCGCATGACCGGCCATAAAGTGACCGGCCTGAATGGTACTGGGTCAATGACCCTTTACTATTTGACCCCGCTGTTCCGTTCTATGATCGCGGACTACAAGAAGACAGGCGTCGACCTGTACTTCGACATGGTGATTGAAAACGAAGACCCGCAATCTTCCGCTGGCAAACAGTCAACCCTACTTATGGGCTGTAACATTGATTCAACTGTTCTTGCGAAGCTGGACGGCGATTCGGACGATCCCCTTGAAGAAGACGCAGACTTCACCTTCGAGGACTTCGACATTTTGACGCCTTTCAATAAATTCTAAAAAGGAGGATTAACCAATGGGCAAACTTACAGATTTTTTACTGGAACAGGAAGTTGAAACCACGGTGGAAACCACGGTGGAAATTAAACCGTTCCCACACCCCTTCGTTATCAGGTCGATCACAGAGGGCGAAAACAAGGCAATCAGGAAATCGTGTCAGAAGGTGACGTTCGACAAGAAAACGCACCAGAGGAACACCGAAACCGACACAGACCTTTATAACAACCGCCTGGTGATCGCTTGCTGTATGGACCCGAACTTCAAAGACGCCGAACTTCAATCGAAATATGGCGTCATGGGAGCGGAAGACCTTATCGACAAGATTCTGAATCCTGGACAGTTCACCGATCTTCTTCTGGCTATCCAGGACGTCAACGGCTTTTCGACTGACGTTAACGAATTGAGGGAAGAAGCAAAAAACTAATAACGGGGGGCGGCAATGACGCGGAAGCGGACGGTGAATCAGTTTACGCTCATTACGCCCTCCACCGTTTGAAAATTTTACCTGGCGCGCTCATGGGGCTTCCGATTCGTGAACGCGCCTTTATTTATGCGTCCATTGACCTTCAAGTCGAGAAGGAAAAGAAGGAAGCCGCCAGAGCAAAGCGCAACGGTAAGAAAGGAAGGTGATCCATAGTGGCCGGTGTATCTACCAGTTTAGCAATACAGGACAGAATGACCAGCGCATTGAACAGAATCACGAACGCCGTTTCGCGTACCAATCGCGCACTTGAAACCACGGATCGCTTGACTGATCAAGTTGACCCTGGCGCTACTTTCAACCGAAGCACAACCGCGATCGGAAATGCGACACAGCAAGTCGAACAGTTCAACAGGCGACAAAATGACGCCGGAAACGGAGCAAACAAAATCAAAAGCGCCTGGGGCGGCGTCGGTACTCTCATAAAGACAGCCGTCGCCGCCTTCGGTGTTAAGCAGATCATAAACCTGGCCGACAGCATGACGCAAACGACCGCGCGGCTTGATCTGATCAATGATGGACTTCAAACTACACAGCAATTACAAGACAAGATCGTCGCTTCGGCGAATCGGTCAAGGGCTTCTTATTCCGACACGGCGAACGTCGTCGCGAAACTTGGAATTCTGGCCGGTCAAGCCTTCACAAGCAACGACGAAATGATCGCGTTTACCGAACTTATGAATAAAAACTTCGTAATCGGTGGCGCCAGCGTTCAAGAACAGACGGCGGCAATGTACCAGTTAACCCAGGCTATGGCGGCCGGAAGGCTACAAGGCGACGAATTCCGTTCAATATTGGAAAACGCCCCGCTTCTGGCCCAGTCAATAGCTAAATACATGGGAAAGACAACCGGCGAATTGCGGGAAATGTCTTCCCAGGGCCTTATCACGGCCGACGTGATCAAGAATGCCATGTTCGCGTCTGCTGACGAAACGAACAAGAAGTTCGCACAGATACCCATGACCTTTTCACAAATGGGAACGATCGTGGCAAATACATTGCTTCAAACCTTCCAGCCGGTGATCCAGATGATCGGAAGCGGCGCCCAGTGGATATATGACAACTGGTCCACGATAGCACCTGTATTCTATGGCCTGGCGGCCGCTCTGGCGGTTTATACGGCCGCGCTGGGTATCCATGCCCTATATACTAAAGTCGCAGACCTGGCGGCCGAAGGCTTCTTTAGGACCCTATTGACGAATCCGTTGTTCTGGATTGCATTAGCGATCGGCGTCGTTATCGGCCTGATCTATAACTGGATTCAATCAGTCGGTGGAATCAAAGTCGCCTGGCTGATCACCATGAACGCGATCCTGACGGCCTGGGACTGGGTTCGGATCGGATTCATGACTGGCGTTTACTGGGTCATGGATATGTGGAACAAGTTACAACTTGCCTTTATGACGGCCGGCGTCAATATAGCTAATTTCATGGGCGACATGAAGGCGAACGTCCTGACCATTCTTCAAAACATGGTCAACGGGGCGATCAGTATTATAAACGGATTTATTTCCATGCTGAATAAAATCCCTGGCGTCAGTATTGATTTGATTCAGGACGTTACATTCGGCACAACGGCACAGCTTGAAAATGAAGCGGCAAAGCAGACCAGGAACCAGGGCCTTGAAGCCTATCGGTCCCAGATTGAAAACCAGATCGCAGACCGCGACGCGAAGCTGAATCAGATGAAGACGGCCGCAGACGTGGCCACAGCACAGCGCCAGGCAGAGATCGCAACGGCAAAAGCAGACGCCGCAAACAAGAAGGCCGCAGAAAACGAAGACATTATGAGTAAGTTTTCCGGCGGTTCGGACATTCCGAATGTGGGAAGCGTCGGCGAAGTCGGGAAAATCAAGGACGACGTCAATATTGCAGACGAAGACCTGAAATTCTTCCGCGACGTGGCCGAAATGCGTTATGTTCAGAACTTTGTAACACTGACCCCGACGGTAGCCGTTGACGCGAAGATCAGTGAAAAGGTTGACGTTGACGAAGTGGTCAGCAGAATCGAAACGAAGCTGGAAGACGAATTCGTCGCGGCGGCGGAAGGAGTGTATGCGTAATGGCCTATAAAATGAACTTGATCATAGAAGGCCGGGAAATATCAATCCCGGTCCTTCCTGATAAACTTTCAGTCCAGGCCGCCGGCAAGAACGACAAAACAACCGTGATCGAACTTGGCGAAATCAATATTCTTCGACAGAAAGGACTTCGGGAAGTATCCTGGAAGTCTTTTTTTCCGGCACATTCCGCACCTTATGTCACAGGATCAGTCAAAGAACCGATCGAAATTGTTAGAGCGATAGAAGGATCGCGTGAAAGCGCGTTACCTATTCGCTTTTTGATTACCGGAACAGACCTGGACATCAACATTCGCTTCGGCGTGGATTCCTTCACTTACGAAGAACGCGGCGGCGAAGTTGGTGATCTTTACTATGAAATCAAACTGGTCGAATGGAAGGATTATTCACCGAAAAGAATCGTCCTTCCGGCCCCGAAAGTGGCGGCGGCCGCTGTGGTCGCTAAAGCTAAAGAACCAGATCGCCCAGGCACACCACCACCGGCGAAGACACACACCGTCGTTCGTGGTGATTGCCTGTGGGCGATTGCAAAGAAATATTACAACGACGGCAGTCGCTATCCTGAAATTTATAGTAAGAATAAGACGGCGATTGACGGACGCAACAAGGGAACCGGAAACCCTAAATATACAATATATCCAGGACAGGTATTTACTTTATGATCAGCGTACTTTATCAAAATATGAAGACAGGCGAAGCCTTCGACGTGACTTCTCTTGTATCGGCGGCAAAATGGACCACAAAGCGGACCGGTTCCCCCGCTTCCGCCGAACTGACTGTCATTGTCGACAATAGCGTCGCCTGGGACCACGGCGGGATCGTGGCCATAAAGGACGGAAACACAGGTGTTTTCTATGGCTACGTTTTCAAGCTGTCCAGGTCGGAAAAAGGTGAAATATCAGTCACAGCTTACGATCAAACCAGGTACTTGAAGAACAAAGACACTTATGTCTTCGAAGGCAAACGGGCGGATCAGATCGCGGCACAGATCGCGGCCGACTTCCAGATCAAGACCGGAACGCTTGTCAATACGGGATATGTCATTCCTTCAATGGTCGAAGACAACCAGACCCTTTTTGACATCATTCTGAAAGCCCTGGACAAAACACTGATAAACACCGGAAAAATGTTTTATTTATGGGACGACTTCGGAAGCCTTCGAATTTCAAGTGTCGAAGATTCGAAGCTGGACCTGTTTGTCGGTGATTCAAGCCTGGCCACTGGTTACACCTACGCGTCAGACATTGACACCGAAACCTATAACAAAATCAAGCTGGTTCGCGACAACAAGGAAACCGGAAAGCGTGACGTTTATATATTCCAGGATTCAAACACAATGAAATTCTGGGGTATACTTCAAAACTTCGAAAAGCTGGACGACAGCCTGAACGAAGCCCAGATCAAAGAACGCGGCGACATGATGATTGAATTATACAACCGCCCGAAGCGGTCGTTTGAGGTCAGCGCCCTTTCCGATCTTTCTGTCCGCGCTGGCCGTGCTTTATTTATCGGCCTTGCGGAAATCGGCGTCAGACAGTTCTTTATTGTCGAAGAAGCCGGTCACGATCTTGTTAAGGGAACTATGAATCTAAAATTAAGGGTGGTGTGATATGGCTTTACTTGAAACTATGAAAAAGGTCGCAGAACAAACCGGCCAGGCGGGAGCGCCGACGGTCTTCATGTTCGGGACTGTGAAAACTGTCAGTCCGCTTGTGATTCGCGTTGATAACCGATTCGACATAAGCGAAAAACAGATCGTCCTGATGAAAGAATTCATGTCCGGCGGTTATGCGACGCACAAACACACGATAAACCCACACGATCACACCGTCCCAGAACACAACACAGAAACCGCTGACAGCCATATTCACGGCGTACAGCCGATTGAAACGAGCCAGACAGGCCTTGAAACCGCCCAGGAAATCTATTTCGGGTTATCCACAGGTGACAAGGTGGTCCTGTTAAGAAATCAGGGCGGTCAGGAATTTCTGGTTCTTGGAAGGGTGTGATTTTATGGCATTGATACCGAATGCGGCGTCGGTCACTATTGGCCAGAACGTCGAAGTAATTGAACAAAAGGACCAGACATCAAGAACGTACAAGATAGACTTTTCGACAAGGCGTGTCGGTGGTTTTATTGACGAAACCGACGCCATGAAACAGGCGATCATGAAAATTCTTCAATCGGAGCGTTTTTTATACCTGATTTATTCCTGGAATTACGGAATTGAAATGAACGCCATTGTCGGCAAAAGTTATCAAGTGATAGCAAGTGAATTCAAGCGGATTCTTCGCGAAGCCTTACTGGAAGACCGCCGGATCACAGACGTTTATGACGTCAGCGTCAATCAAATTGACAAAAGAACGCTTTCGGTCGAATTTACAGCGTCGACAGTATTCGGTGAAGTAAGTATTGAAACGGAGGTAAGCGCGAATGTATGAAAATATGACATTTGAAAACATCATGGACCGCTGTCTGGCGCGTGTGTCTGATTCAGTCGACAAGCGTGAAGGTTCCGTCATTTATGACGCAATCGCACCAGCGGCGGCCGAACTGGCGGTCCTGTATATCGAACTTGGAACCATTATGGATCGCGCCTTCCCGGATACAGAAACGGGCGTCGACCTAACGAAGAAAGCCCAGGAAAGGGCCGTGTTTAGGCAGACCGCAACATTCGCAGTCCGGAAGGGATATTTTGAAAACGCACAGGGCGCCGGCTATGAAGTGCCAATCGGGACCCGCTTTTCAGGTGGCGAAATCAATTATAGAACCACCGAAAGGATCGCGGCTGGCCAGTTTAAGCTGACGGCAGAAACGGCCGGAATTGTCGGAAATGAATATTTCGGCACACTGTTTCCGATCGACTTTGTTGACGGACTGGCGGCCGCTACTATTGCCGACGTCCTGATCCCTGGCGAAGACGAAGAAACAGACGACGAACTTCGTCAGCGTTATTATGAATCACTTGACAGCCAGGCTTTCGGCGGAAATATCGCAGACTATAAGAATAAGGTCGAACTGTTACAGGGCGTCGGGGCCGTGAAAGTCATTCCTGTCTGGAATGGCGGCGGAACTGTGAAGATTATCCTTCTTGACAGCGAATGGAGCGTTCCTTCCGCCGAACTGGTGGCCTTCGTCCAGGCTGACGTTGATCCGGTGGGACACCAGGGCGAAGGCCTGGGAATTGCGCCGATAGGTCATATCGTAACCGTGGCGGCCGTTACCGGCGTTACGATAAACGTATCCTTCGCGCTGACCTTTTCTTCTGGCGTTACCTGGGAAAGCGTACAGACGGCAGTCCAAACAGCGATTCAAGACTATTTTGACGACCTGGCGAAAGTATGGGCCGACAGTGAAAACCTGATCGTCCGCGTCAGCCAGATCGAAACGAAAATCCTGAACGTCGAAGGCGTTATTGACATCACAGGAACCACGATTAACGGCGGAACGGCGAATATTTCACTTGACGCCGCTTCGATTCCTGTCCTGGGGGTGGTGACGAATGGAGCTTCTTAATTACTGGCCGCGATATATCCGGGAACTGATCGAATTTCAACAGATCGCAAACGGACTTCAACCTGAATTCGGAAAGGCCGCCCAGGACGCCCAGAACGCGCCACAGGACTTTTTCCTTGTCAGCCTGTCCGAATATGGGTGTAAACGCTGGGAAGCGATTCTGGGGCTTTCTGTGGCTTCTGGCGATACTTTGGAAACAAGGCGTCAAAGAATTCTCTTGAAATACCTTGACCAGCTTCCTTACACTTACAGAAGCCTTTTGAAGTATTTATCCACAGTAAGCCAGGACTTCACGGTCAACCTTGACAACGGCGTGTATGAACTTTTTATCCGGATCGTGCTTTCCGGATACGATCAGCGCGACGCCCTGGTGGCCGTGCTGGGACAGATGATCCCGGCGAACCTGGTCCTAAAAATGCAGACGCAGATTCCACAGACGATCCTTCGGCCGGCTTTCGTCTTGTGTTCGGCGACTGTTTGTATAAATAAGCACGAACATATTCCACAAGGAGGTTAAGCAATGGCACGTTTTAGATCAACAATCACAGACAGGGGAAGCGAAGTCTTGACCCAACTGATAGCGTCAGGATTACAGCTTCAAGTGGTAAGAGCGGCCAGTGGCGACGGAACACCAACAGCAAGCCCTAACACACTGACCGCCCTTGTTTCGCCCGTTTCTGTCGACACACAGGTTCAAGCTAAAGAATTTATCGCCGGCGATCCTTCGATCATGAAAATTCCGATCCAGGTGACAAACGCCGGACTTGAATCTTCTGTCTGGATCAGAGAAATCGGAATCTTCGCCCTGGACGCTGACAATGTCGAATTTCTTTTCGCTTATTCCTGGCTTGACGGGACTGACAGCGACAATATACTTCCCCCTTCTTCTCTCCTGGGCGAAATAGGCGACACCGCTGACACGGTCCACATTCATGACGTGGCGGTCTTCGTTACGAACCAGGAAAACAGCGCCGTTTCCGTACAAGTAGGGGCTTCTTCCTTCGTGACGTCGGCACAAATGACAACCTACGCCGCGCCGCTGATCCACACACAGGCGGCCGGAACTGTTATCGAATCGACGGGTCAGTCCGTCGAAGAAGCACAGCGGCGCCAGGATTACGACATTCAGGCGATAAAGGAACAGCTTGACACTGGTTTTACCGGAACAACCGTAACCCACACATTCGCGTCCGGCCAACTTTCACAATGGAAAGGTTATGACGGATCAGGGCTTCCGGAAGGCGTCCTTGACACGTCAAACAACAGGCTTTATCTGTGACAAAATTCGCTTGTAAGCCGTCGGAAATGTCTTGCCTTATATCATGTCTATTCGTCGAGTTACGGCCCGTCTGTGGCCACTGTGGCGGCGACAGCGTCGTTCTTTGCGGCGTGACATATGAGGGTGAAGAACAGGCCTTGATCCTTCGGGATTACGGGTTTGATTATACCGGGCGGCGCGAAACAATCGACGCGATAAGGGGGCGAATGTGCATAAATGGGAACACGAAAGAATTTTCAACGGAAGAAGCCTGGGAACGATAGTCCCCTTCACGTTCTTCCGGTGGTCGCTGATTTAATTGACTACACGCTGAATCTGACGGACAACGCGAAACACTTCCCGAAGAAGATCAGGTTCACGATCGTCAACCGAATCCAGGAACGCGTCCTTTCGATTTATGAAAATCTACTGGAAGCGAATGAAATATTCCCGATCCGGAACGAATCAGACAAGGCCAAAAGATTAGAACTACAACGGGCCGCGCTGACAGACTGTAAGCTATTGCTTTTCTATGTCGAACTTTCGAAAAAGCGCGGTTATATAGACGCTGGGACCTTCGAATATTGGACGAAGAAAACCCTTGACGTCAAGTATATGTCCGCCGCCTGGTACAAGTCGGAACTGGAAGACGGCCAGAAACCGCCGGCCAGCCAGGACGAACCCCAGGCCTGACGGGCTTTATATAGGGTATGCCCTGTACCCCGTACGCCGGCACTTCGAACTATGCGCGGATTGTCTACTCGGACGGCAGTCTCGGCAGCAGCTACGCGTACGGTGGCTACAATGGCGTTCGGCCGGATTTGGTGGAAAGCGTGACCGAGTAAGGCGAAGAACCTGAAAGCAGAGAACCCCAACAAAGGAGGGCATATCCTTCCCGCAAGGGTAAACACAAGATTGCTGACGCGAGGGCTTCGGCTACGGCGCCCAGACTATAAGCGGCAAGGAGGATTTTATTTTGAGCGAAGAACAGGTCCCGACTTCTGACTTCGCAAAATTGGCAGACCTGAATAATCTTTATACGGCGTACATGGAAGCCCGGAAGGGTAAACGCTGGAAGTATGCAGTCGTGAAATATGAGATCAACGCACTTGAAAACCTGACCTTCCTTCACTACATGCTGACGTCGAAGAAATACCGACTTAGCCCGTACAACTGTTTTATGGTGTACGAACCGAAGGAAAGATTGATCATGTATAATTCGTTTCGCGACAAGATCGTCCAGCACAGCCTTTGCGACAATGTCCTGGAACCACGCCTTCAAAAGACATTCATCTATGACAACTACGCAAGCCAGAAGGGAAAGGGAACACATTTCGGCCTTGACCGCCTGAAAATGTTCATGCGGAAATATCACCGGCAATTCGGGGCGGACGGCTGGGTCTTGAAATGTGACATAAGAAAATATTTTTACAGTATAGATCATGGCGTTTTGAAGTCACAGCTTCGTCGGACCATTCACGATCCCGACGTTCTGTGGCTTCTTGACATGATAATTGATTCCACCGAAGGAAAAGGAATCCCGATCGGCAATCATACCAGCCAATGGTTCGCGGTCCTCTATCTTTCTGGAATGGATCACTTTATCAAGGAACGCCTGGGAATCAAGTTTTATGGCCGGTACATGGACGACTTTTATCTGATCCACAACGACAAGGATCATCTTCGATATTGCCTGGAAGAAATTCGCCGGTATGTCGAAGACCTGGGCCTGGAACTGAATCAAAAGACGGCGATCTTCCCACTGAAACAAGGAATCGACTTTCTGGGATTCAGGACCTTCATGACGGACACCGGAAAGGTCGTTCAGAAAATCCGCCGTGATAGCAAGAACCGAATCCGCCGGAAGTTGAAAAAATTCCGTGGATTGCTTGACGAAGGCCGGGTCGACTTTGAAACGATCCTGGCTTCATACGCAAGCTGGACGGGCCATGCTGAACACGGCAACAGTCACCACCTAATCAGACAGACGGACGAATTGTTCTACTGTCTATTTTCTAAAGAATTGGAGGGCTATCATGGCAAAGTTAATATCGACGTTACCCGTTGGATCAGTCGTGAAGTCAGTAAACACGAAGTACAACAATAGCGTCATTCGATTTATTGTCGGACACCAGGCTTCCGGAAGAACGAAGCTGGTCGCCGAAAGAATGATCACCCTGAAATGTTTCGACGCGATTGAAGCCAGCAATCCAGACAGCAACAGAAAAAGCTACGGAAATAACCGTTACAGTCAGTCAAATATTGATCAATGGCTAAATAGCGCGGCCGGCGCTGGGGCCTGGTACAGCGCGCGCCACGCTTACGACGCGCCGCCCAATAATGCGAATGTTTATTCCAACTACAACGAATACGACGCCCAGGCCGGCTTCCTAACATTCTTCGAAGAAAGTTTCAGGAATGCAATCCTTGACAGTACGATCAGGGTCGCAAAGAATACCGTCACCGACGGCGGCGGGTATGAAGACATAGTCCGAAAGATTTATCTTCTTTCAAACACAGAAGTCGGGCTGGCGAACGAAAACAGCGTCGCAGAAGGTACGCTGTGGGACTATTTCAACAGCGCAAGCCGAAGACAATGTTATCCAACGGCCGAAGCTGTCAGCGCGTCCGAATACACAAACGCCAGTCTTTCGTCAACGCAATACTGGTACTGGTGGTTAAGGACCCCGTACGCCGGCTATTCGTACTATGCGCGGTTTGTCAGCACGGACGGCAGTCTCAGCAGCAACTACGCGTACAATGGCAACTATGGCGTTCGGCCGGCTTTGGAAGTGGGTTCTGGAATCTTGGTATCTGATTCTGTGGATACCGACGGCGCTTATATAATCCAGTGGAACCAGCCGCCAACAACCCCGTCTTCTATTTCTCACGGAACCCCACGCGCTGGTCAATCTTTAACTATTACCACCGGAGGGTCAACCGATCCGGAAGGCAATCCGATAAATTATGTCTTCGAACGTCGCGTCGATTCCGGGGCTTATGTCCAGATCGGGATCACGTCTTCGACTTCGATCACAGACACCGTCCCGACGTCCGGAACGAATTATCAGGTCCGCGTGAAGGCGGTCGATTCCCTGGGCGCTGAATCAGCATACCAGACAGGAACGGCCACGCCTATTTCATACAATACGAATCCGGTGATCAGCGGTTCAGATCAGAACGTGGGCGCAAAAACGACACCTTTGACCTACAACTACACCGTGACCGACGCGGAATCGGCCAGTCAGACATTGACTGTCACTGAAACGGTGACGAATGGGGCTGAAACAATTACCCTTCGCACCTACACCGCAACAAGCGGAGCGACGAACACGGCTGACTTGACTTCTTTGTGGCTTCGCCTTCTGGCCGGATCGCATACTTTGACGATCAGTGTCAGCGACGGCGCCGGAGGAACGGCCCAGCGCGTGATCACTTTCAGTCGAACGGTCACAAGGTTAGCCGCTTCCCGCGCTTTTTCTACTGATGAAAAGGTCACGAAATGCTTTGTTTCTCTATACCCTTCGGATCGTCCCGTGGATAGTGTTCTTCATTGCGAAGTCACGAACAATCCTTTCGACGCTTCGCCGGTGTGGGAAGACATCACGTCGAAGGTCAACCTGTACGTTCACACATTCACGAACACAACCGTCGCAACGACTAACGGCCTGGCGTACCGCTTCACGCTTACAAAGGGAACCCAGACAATCGAAGTTATCCAGTCGACGATCAGGTTCGCCTAAAAGGAGGGAATCGAAATGTTTGATCCTAAAGAATGCGATCATGTACCGAAGGAACAGAAGGAAAACGAAAAGGACCTTCTAATCCAGCGACTTTTCACCGAAAACGAGTTCCTGAAAGGCTGTATCATGGAAATCTGTGACATAGTCTTCGCGGAAGAAATTCCAGGATAGGAGGAAATGAAATGTCTAAACTTGTGGCGCTGTATGTCAGCGAAGTCAAAGAAGGCCGAATGAACATCAACGACGTTCCGGCCGGCCTTCGATTCAAGGTCGAAACGGCCCTTTCGACTGAACAGGAAACACAGGAAAACGAGGTGGTCTAAATGAGGGCCGCCGTTTTCATATGCCTTGCAAGGCTAATATTCGGAAAGGAGGTCGTGACCATGTTAGTTCGTCTTTATGCCGGTGAAATAATCCTGGGTAAAATCCAGATCGAAGACGTCCCCCTGGGACTTCGCGCGCGCGTTTCCGCTTACCTTGCGGAAATGGGATACACCGAAAACGAAGCCGGTGTTTAATTTTCAAAGGACCCCCTTGATCATAGAGGGTCCTATCTTTTGTCGAAAGAGTGGTGAACCTATGACCGTCGAAATAGCAATTGTTATTTCGTTCTGTTCCTTCGCTTTCGCTGTATATTCTGGAATCGCAAACTTGAAACGGAACCAGAAGACAGACGATCAGAAGGACGCGACGCAAATGACAACCGTAATCGTTAAGCTGGAAAATATCAGCGCCGGAATCACAGAAATAAAATCCGAAATGGCGTCCATGAAGAACGACGTCAAGGACCTGAACACACGTCTTATCGTGGTTGAGCAGTCCACAAAATCCGCCCACAAGCGCCTTGACGAAATATGCGTCGCAAAAGTCAAAGACGCAATATGAAAGGCCGCCATGTAAGAAAGGCGAACCGTGAACCCCTATTGTGGGTGTGGGAGTTTTCGAAGCGCCTTGTGCTGATCTGTTCCACCCTTTATGTGATCAGCTTCTTCTATTCATGCGCTGTCATGTACCAGTTCCAGGATTTTTCGTATCTTGGAACTTTTATTTCCGAATCTTCGGACATTCTGAAAACCTGTGTCTTCGGTTACTTTGTGAAGGCCGGCGTCGAAAATGTCTTGAAGATCAAAAACAACAAAAAAGAAAGCGAGGATCAAAATAATGCAGAAGGTTAACTGGAAATCAAAACTTACTTCAAGAAAGTTCTGGGTGGCCGTCGTTGGCTTTGTAACCGCCCTTTTGATCGGCTTCGGCTTTGCAGAAACCGAAATCACACAGGTAACGTCTATCATTATGTCCGGCGCGACGCTGATCGCCTACATATTCGGCGAAGGGCTTGTTGACGCTTCAAGGAATACCACTGGTTCAAGCGAAACAGAAAGCGAGGGCCAGAAATGAGCAACAGCAAACTTGTAAACTACACGAAAATTTCCCCGAACAGCACGAACCCCAGGAAAGACAAGATCAGGAAGATCACGATCCACCACATGGCCGGAAATCTTACTGTTGAAACTTGCGGAAACGTGTTCGCCCCGGCTTCCAGACAGGCCAGTTCCAACTATGGAATTGGCACTGACGGCCGCGTCGGAATGTATGTCGAAGAAAAAAACAGAGCGTGGACAAGTTCAAGTGCCGCAAACGATAACCAGGCCGTGACAATCGAAGTTGCAAACGACGAAATCGGCGGAAACTGGCACGTCAGCGACGTCGCCCTGGCGAAGCTGATCGACCTGTGTGTTGATATATGTCAACGAAACGGAATTGAAAAGCTGAACTTTACCGGCGACAAGAACGGAAATCTGACCATGCACAAATATTTCGCGGCCACGTCTTGTCCTGGACCTTACCTTGAAAGCAAGTTCCCATATATCGCGGCGGAGGTCAACAAAAGACTGGGTAAGTCGGAAACGGCGCCAGCAAGCAAGCCGACGCAACAGCCTTCAACTGGGTCGAACTACCTTGTGAGGGTCACAGCAAGCGTCTTGAATATCAGAAAGGGACCTGGCACGAACTACGCCGTGACAGGACAGATCAAAGACAAGGGCGTTTATACCATTGTCGAAGAATCTAATGGCTGGGGCAAGCTAAAGAGCGGCGCCGGCTGGATCAGTCTTTCATATACGAAAAAAGCATAAAATAAAAAGGCGGACGGGGATCAAACCCTGTCCGCTATTTTTATTATCAAGGCGAAACAATCCTGGAAGACCAGAATGTCTTCAAAGGGGTTCGCCTTATTTTGTTTTGGTGGAGGGGAAGACGTCAAAGTCGAACCCACGT